TGTAGAACTCCAGAATCAACTGTGTATATTCCAGATTATCCATGATCCACTGCGCTAAGTCAGCATTTGCTACGCCCGGAATTTCAATATCGGCGGCCATCCCACGGCAATGGTCTGAGGTCTTCGATCCTCCGACCGCTGAATTTGATTCAGGACTGCGGAACGCAGAGTTCACCTTGACACCCTTGCCGTAGTGGTCACGGACAGGTTGTAATACTTTCTCACACAAAAGACGGAGGTTCTCTGTCGCCTCGTCATCTGGTGTGTTGTCAAAACCCATGCGTAGGGCTGTCTCTGATTTTGTCAGTTCATGCAGGCTGAAGTTGGCTGAGAGATTCATGGTTTGCTCCTTAAGGTTTGGTAGATGGTGTTGTATGCGTCGATGCAGGCGTTGAGTTGTCTGGTGTTTTCGTCTCCTTTGTCGGTAATGGCGACAAGAGATTGAGCAACCTCTCGGTCAAGTTCGGCTCCTGCTTGAACGCTATCTCCGGCGGGAGCGGGGGGATCTCCGGAGGTTTGTACGGGGCAGACGGGGGTTTTGACAGGAAGGCGCAACTTGAGATTGCCAGAGGCAATAGCATTGTCACGCTCCTTTGCAGCAATTTTTGCATCGTAGTTGGCTTTCTGAAGTTTGGATGCTTGGGTGGATACAGCAGAGATCAGCGCCTGTTCTTTTGCTCTGGCCTGAGCATTGAGGGCGGCGATCTCCAACTGTTGCTTGGTTACCTCATCGTGCTTGCCTTTGAAGTATCCACCGCCGAAAGCCGACAGAATGGACAGAACAATGCCAAGCAGGACGTATGGGTTAAACAGACTCATGGGGCGGGCGGCTCATTGTCGTTGGCTTCGGCTTTTGCCATAGCGTTCGCCACTGCCTTTACACCCGAGCGCCCTGCTACTCCGCCCAAAACGCCAGTGATAAACACCATGATCGTGGAGATTTGACTGGTATAGACCTTATCAATTGCGGCCATGCTACCGTTCATTGGTTGGGTGACATAGGTAACTGAGTACAAGAACATAGCCATTGCACCAAGCAGGATGGTTACCAAGATCACAATTACAAAAGCCCACACACGGATCTCAATCTCTTCTGCCGTCATGCGGCTTGGTCTATTCATTACGACGGTTGGCATTACTTCTTCTCCTTCTCTGGGGTTATGAGTTGTTCAGGGCAAGTTCCGGTTGCGGTACAGATCGGTGGCTTGCATTCAGGGGCCTCCCAATTCTTTGGATCTTGGCACGGGTAACGAAAACGGTCTTCGCACCCGGTCAAACAAAGGATTGTCAGTAAAGGTATCAGGATTTTTGTCACGTTCTTTCTTCTCCATCTGTCGTCTAAGTTTCTCAATCTGTTCTGTCTGTCTTTTCACTTCGTGCTTTGCGTTTAGTATGTCTAGGTACAAAAATGCAAGCATTGGAAGCATAAAAGCAACAAGAACAACGGCGGTTACCCAACCAAGTAATCCCATTATGTCGTTCTCCACTGGTTGAGCCACAGGAACCATGTCCACAGGTATGCGATAAGGATCAGGGCTAGGACTACCGCCCCTGCTTTTAGGTTTTGGTCTGCCTCCCTTCGGTGACGTTGCCATGCCAATCTCTTTTCTTTCTGTTCTTGAGCAATCCTTGCGGCCTCCTGCTCCGCCCCAATAATGTCACGCATCTCAAACACCTTGCTATACAAAGCCCCCATCTCTGGAGGAGATTGGTAGACCATTGTCTCTCTGATGGTTATCTCAAGTGCGGCCATCTGATCCATTGCCATCACTCGGTTAAGCGCGGCCTCCATATCGTTTTGCGTGGGATCGTAAACAGTTCTGGACTTCTGTTCGGCCTCTCTTATATGCGCCGCCAGTTGCTCTTGTAGTTTGAAAAACTCGGTGAGTTGCTTAACAACATCACTCATTAATTTTGTCTCGTCGACGGCTACAAACTTTTCCTTCTTTTTCGCCAGAGGCTTGCTTTGGGTTGGCTTTGGCGCACCGCCAAACATACTTGCCAGCTTGCCCCAGAAGCCAGATATCTCCTGTGCAATTCCAATAGCCTCGTCAACCGTTGCCTTGACCTCCATGAAAGATGTCTTGGCTTGCTTGTATAACTCACAACCTTCTTTGATTGCGGCGACGCAAGCATTCGCGGCAAAGAGAAGGGAGATCGGGTCAATTTCAGACCCCTAAAAGGCTTTTTACAAACTCGGCGGCAACACCCGGCCCGAACAGAACTACAACAATCACAGCGTACAAAAGGTACTCAATCTTTGTCATGCGCTTATCGCCGTCGGCCAAAGATTTTTGTATAGCGTCATATCTTTGAGCACAGATTGCCTCATGCACAGCAAAGTTTCTTTCTAAGTCTTCCATTACGTGTTCCTTGTCTTATGACCATGCAATATAAACAACGCCAGTTACACCGACCCCGCCAACTCCACCCGGATTTGCAGGCCCACCAATTCCACCTGTTCCATAAACAACGCCGTTAACAGTTGCGCCAGCGCCGCCTTGAGGAACTCCAATAGAAGTTGAATTTCCATAAGCATTTGGTTGTGTGCCTGTAAAACCTCCGGGAGAGCCAGCCGCTCCAGTACCGCCTGAACGGTCGGCAGGATTTCCTCCACCACCTGAACTGTTATAAGAATTTCCGCGACCGCCGCCAGTTGCGGTAGAAGAAGAGAATGTTGTAGTTCCACCATTAACGCCACCTAGCAGACCGGGGCCTCCACTGTTCGCTCCACCAGCGCCAACGACGTATGGGAGAACTTGACCCGGAGTAACCGCAAGAACCACATTTAATATGCGTCCCGCACCACCACCAGCGCCGCCCACTATGTCGCCAAAGGTGTAGTTATTATTTATCCCGCCAATCTGATAACCGCCTGACCCACCTCCACCTCCACCAACAATGCTATACGTTATGGAGAATATGCCAATTGGCACAATGAAGTTGCCGGAGCCAGAGGTATATGTGACAGATCCAGCAGGAGTTTTGGCTCCTCCCAGAACACTCAACATAATTCCACTCATGACACGGTTCCAGACATAACGCAGACTGTTCCGCTTATAAACAGTATGGTGGCTACTCCGCGAGTCAACAGGCTTACTGATGCTTTGTCAGTATCGAGTCCAGAGATGTAGGCCGTGGTAATTGAGCAAGTGATTGTTATAGATCCAGATGTGTTGTTGAATATTGAGACAACATCTCCCTCTGCAAACACAGCATCTGGAATGACTATGCTTCCACTGGTTCCGACTTGGACATATTTACCAACGTCAGCAGTAGTTAATGTGTAGGCGCTTGTTTTTGTCCCGACCGCAGGGATATTCCTAAAGCCAACCGTAAAGTTTTCTGCTGGCAATGTGGCTGTGTAGTTGGTTGCCCCAGCATTACTGCTTGCTATTGTTGTGTATCCGGTGCTTGATCCAAGCACTCTTGGTGTAGCAAGCGATGGAGATGTTGCAAACACAGGCAAGCCGCTTCCAGTCACTGTGGCTGACCCCGTACCTCCATTGGCTTGAGGAAGGATTCCTGCTGTGAATGTAGGAAGATTTGAGAATGTTGCCGCACCAGTGAAGCTGGTGGTGGAACTGAATGTAACTCCTGCGGAAAATGTGTTCGTTCCGGAGAATGTATTTGTTCCGGAGAATGTGTTGTTCTTGTCCTGACCGGCAAAGTTATTCAAGCCAGCGGCTGTAACCCGCAAAGAGATATTGTCACCGCCGGTAAAAGATCTACCTGTCGTACCCTCTTGTGCGCGAACAACTGTTAAAGAATCTGTCGATCTGGCAGTTACTTTAATGATCTCAATGTTGTTGCTGGAGTCAATGATGGTGGCGTAAAAGTAGTCACCTGTCGACAGAGTGGGGAACAGAGCGCCCTGACCAGAAGCAACAGTTACGGTGGTGGCTGTACTGTTGATTGAGGCAGATAGCGTGGCTACTGCGTTATTCGTAAATTTCTGCTGAGCCATTGTTTACTCTCCTTGTGGGGGATTATCTGCTGGAAGTGGTTCGTTGCCCTCTGCAAGCCATGCAAGATATTTCTGATAATCAACATTAGCGATATCAAAAGGTATGCAAGCACCATCGCTTGTGCGAATAACGCTGGTTTGATTGCCCATGAATGGTGTTGATAGTTTGTACATTTATAACTCCGCTGAAAGGTCAATATAAGCTGATGCGTTATTATTGCCACACCAAAGACAACCACGCCCTAAAGTCAATCCTGAAGCTACATTTACATTTGAAAAAAGAGTCTCATCACCATAATAAGAACCTCCTATTGATGTCACAGCAAAAACACCACCAGCATCATAAAGACCAGTATTGGATTGACTAATAGTTGGCGCAGACCTCATGCGTACTGGATATTTCACATAAAATGCAGCTGATGCTGTTGAAGTTACAACACCACTTCCAAAACCTACATAATTTCCTGATAAAGAAGAAAATTTGGCATAGTATCTTTGGGCAAGGGCAAGCTCAGTCCCATAGGGTCTGTAGTCAAAGCTCGTTGCTGTTGAGCCTTTTTCCAGTTGAACGCCTGTGATGTAAAAAGTTGCACCGTTTGTTCCGACTACTGATGTTGCGCCTGTGGCAGAAGCGTAATATGCACCAGCCCATGCACCAGCAGTGCCACTATATGTCGCCCCTACACCAAAACCAAATTGCACATAAACGCCTTGAGTATTATTTGTGGCCCATGTGCCTGTGGTATCGCCAGCAATTGTGACGCTTGCTTGTGTCCATGTATTTGCGGAAGAAATTGTGTATGTAAAAGGATATGAGCGATTTGCCGCACCATTCAAAAGCGCACCGCCAAATGTTCCAGTTAAAGAACTACGCACCCAAAATGACAAAGTTATTGTTGCCGCATTGGCTGTACCCCATGCTAAATCAGCCATGTTGTAACCTTCAATAACTTGAAAAAATTTAAATTGCTCAGTTGAACCAACAGTGTAAGCAGAATTAGAAGTAAATCCCAAGTAATTAGTAAACCCTACTGGCGGGGTAACAGAACCAGCATTTTGTTGCCAAGTTCCTTTTGTCGATAAAGCAACAGAGGCATTCCATCTATCAATGGTATATCCAGTTGCAGTTCCACTCGCCCCCGCATTCCTTTGGTCAATCACCATCGCACCATTGATGATGCGGTTCTTGAAGCCGTAGTATTGGGCATTTGCACTCAGCAACCCTTGATCGACTTGTGTCAGTGCCATCTTAGTTACTCTCCGGCCATGCTTGGGTTGTTACAACAGCGATCAGTGCTGGCACATCAACAGATCCATCAATGCCTGTCTCCAATCTGTTTGCCTCGGCAATCACTGCCGCCCTGTATGTCGCAGTATCAGCGGGTATATCCACGCTACGCTCAATCTTGCGAATCACCATCCAATCGGTCTGAGAAAGCAATTTGTTGGCGGTGTCTTTGACCTGTGCAGTCCACTGGTGTTTGAGTCCATGCTGTGTGTATGGCTCACCTTGCTCTGGTGTGACGGTGAGGTCATCTAGTTGTTTGGGATTGTCTACACCCCAGTAGAAGCGCGAATCGTAGTCAATAACATCATCTGGAACTTCAGTAATTCCTACTGCGTTTTTTTCTTCAATGCTTGTTAACCTAAGCCAATTTGCTGGATACGAAGTTCCATCAATTTGAAATGGGGTATCCACAGCAAGCGGTTTTCCATTTAATAAAAACATTTAAATTACCTCGTAATGGTTATGTTTGGAAAAATTTTCTTTTGGTGTCAAATATTGCAGATTGTTTTCTACATGAAGTCCTGACACCAATTTTCCTTGCAATGGAATAATGTGGTCAACATGATAGCCCTCTGGTCTATTTGCATATATGTCTTTAATCTTTTGTTCATCAGCCCATGATGGCATTTGATTGCGTTTTGCCACCATGTGTTTTGTTGCGTAATGAGTTTTGTATTCAACTGTTCTTGAAAGACCATGCTTAAAATTTAATCTTGTTAGCGTTTCTTTTGATTTTTCTTTTCTATAACAACCGCAAGATTGAATCAGCAATTTTCTTAAACTCATTCCTGCAACAGATTTTTTATTGCCGCATTCACACAAGCATAGCCATTTAGCATTTCCAAACCTGTCTGCACCATCATAAGAAAGAACAGTCAAACGACTGTACTTCTTGCCTGTTTCATCTTTAACTTGATTGGGGTTTTTCATAGTATTCCTCAACGCCCGAGAGCCGATTTAAACGGCACTTCGGCGAAGGCGGCGTAGATGTAAGTAGCTCCTGAAGCGTTTACGTTAGCCGCCGTTCCTCTTAACTTGAAGCCATTGGAAAGAAAATCCATCACAATTTGGGTTGATGGTGAAGTTTCTGCGCTGGACAAGTTAGGATACAAAACATTATCAGCTAGGTTATAAGTGTTTCTTGCCGAATCATGAATTGTCCAAGAAGCACCAGAGGTTGATGTTTGTTTTATCAACACAAACCTCGGCCTAAAGCCTGTAAACACAAAAGTCCCATCAGCAGAGCCATTGCCTGTGTAGCTACCAAATGCGGAGTATCCAGCTACTGCGGCAAAGCAGTAGGCTACGATAGTATCGCTTGCCGCACATGAAGCGCCAACGCCCATGCCAATAACGCTTGATGTAACTCCTGTTGAACCCCATACACTTGCAAAACTAGATTGAGCGCTTGTTGTATTAAGTTCAACATAATATGAAGTTCCCGGCGAACCGCTATTAAGTCGATTGTGCCAAGTAATCCAGCTTGTAGCCCTACCACGCACTTTTGTAATAACCATGCCCGGAGTTACACCTAACCCGTGACCCGCAGAAAAATTTCCTGATGCTGGCGCAGTTAATGTCACCACACTAAAGCCAGCAGTTGCATTTGCTCTTACTTGTGCTGAGATTGACCCGCTGGTGTTGGTTACAGTTGAACCGCCAGCGTTCCAAACATAATCAACATAGGTGTAAGTTGACCCGTTTGAACCTGTGCTCGTGCCAAGCGTGTACCCATCTGAATTAAACGAAGTAAATAATGCAGGTGATGGTGTTTGCTCTGCCGCCGTTGTGTCTGTGCTAAGAGTCTTTGAAACACCGCGAACAGCGTCTGCCCAATACCAGTTGTAAGCAGTGT